AGTCTGAGTTCTTCGGCGCATACACCGTCTGAATAATTGCCCCGCTTCGGCGGGGACTTTGATAAAGGCAGCATTATGGCTGATGAACCGAAAGTTCGTGCCTTCGATCACGACTACGTAATCAGAACTACCGCAAAGCACATGGTTGGCGCGGTTGATCTCAGCATTCGAAAGACGCTGGATCGCGTCCCTGAGTTTGCCGAAGACAGAGTGAAGTCTTTTGAGATTCTGAAGACACTGGCAGATTTGAATTGCATGAAACGCGATTTGCAAAGGTCTATTGAAATGACTAACGAAGAGGAAAAGCTCTAATGGATTCTCCCTCTACACATCAAAATGAGAAGGTACCGGCAATGTCAGCAATGAAAGCACTTGTGGGCAAAAAGCTCACAAAGAAAGTAAAATTCATGGAAGAGGAAGTGGAAATCATCAAGATGTCCGTCTCCGCCGTGATGGCAATTCAGGCAGAAGCTAAAGATGTTGGCGAAGACGAATCAGCCAACTTCACGCTACTCCAAACCGTAATTAAAAGAGGCTGCTTGGACGCTGAAGAGCTGACCTCGGAAGATTTCAACCAGTTTCCTCTCGACGAACTCTCAAATCTCTCGAACGAGATCATGAGGTTCTCTGGGGTGGCCGGTGAGCAGAAGACCCCTACGGTAAGCCAGTAACACTTGAGGGAGACGAGCTGCTTGTCTATGAACTGGCGTTTCACTTGAAAATGCCGGTTTATAAGATGGCGGCTGAAATGCCTTATGAAGAGTTTGTTACTTGGTTCAATTACTTCCAGCAAAGACCGATAGGATGGCGCGAAGACGAGCGAGCCTTTAAACTCATGCAAGCCCAAGGAGTGAAAGAAAAGCCGGAAAATGTGTTCAGCTCTTTTGCCACAATGAAAGCAAATGAAACTGAGTCTATGTCTCAAGACGGGACACTGAATCACAGCAAGTTCAAGAATTCCGGAATCTTTGCCAAAATACTTTCTGCTAGAGGAGGTGAGAAGCTTGACTATTAGAGTGTTCGGAGTACAAGACGTCTTACGCGATATTGAAAAAGCAAAGCGATTAGCGATAGATAAAGCCGAAAGGGCTGGCAAAAAGAGCATGGTGGCTAAGCTCAGCGCAAATACTCCAGTGGATACCGGGGAAGCCGCAGCAGGTTGGCGCGTCGAAGGCAATTCAGTAGTCAATGATGTCGATCACATCGATCTCTTGAACGAAGGTTCTTCTCGACAAGCTCCTTCTCATTTTATTGAGAAGACTGTGCTTTCCGAACCAAATACGCGGCCTAACGGCACAGTAGTTTCTAAAAAGTAAAACATGCCCCTGCCAATTGGTGGGGGCTTTATTTCGTGAGGTATTTATGTCTGGTGTATTTATAGACGTCAATGCTAACGCGGACCGCGCAACGCGAGAGTTGAAAGATGTAAATAAGTCACTTAATAACATAGAGACTTCTGCGCTATCCGCTGGCAAAACAGTAAAACGAGCCGTCCAAGGCATCGCCGCAATCGCATCCGTCGGTTTTTCGGGCAACGCTCTTTTTAAAATTTCCAACAACTTTGTCAACCTAGAAAACAAAATTGCCGTGGTGACCGGCAGGACAAACGAGCTGATTGCGTCGCAAAGAGCGCTCTTCAAAATAGCCAACGACACACGCAGCTCAATCCAAGGCGCTGTGGATACGTTCGGCAGCTTCGGGCGTGCCTTGAAAGGCAGCGGCAAATCCATGTCTCAAATTCTGGTGGCAACGAAGAGCCTCCAGCAAAGTATTGCACTTTCCGGTGCAGAAGTTGAATCAGCGAACTCAGCGATAATCCAGCTGGGCCAAGGCCTGGCCGCCGGTGAGTTGAGGGGCCAGGAGCTCCTGTCGGTGATGGAGCAGTTGCCTCGTTTGGCTAACGCAATCGCAGATGGTCTCGACGTTCCCGTCGGTAAGTTGAAAGTTCTGGCGGAAGCCGGTAAACTGACTTCCGAACAAGTGTTTCAGGCGATCATTAGGCAGAGTGCCACAATAAATAAAGAGTTTCAGCAACTAGCACCCACAATAGGGCAAGCCGGAACTATTCTTAAAGATTCCACCTCTCTCTACATCTTCCAACTGGACAAAGGACTGGGGCTCACAGCGCGCATTTCTGAGGGCATTTTCAAGTTCGGAAGAGGGATTCGATCAGCTGCAGACGGCGCTTTTGAACTGGGCAACAGGTTCACCTACAGTCTGCAAACCGTGACGCAGTTGATCGGGAAGATCACCGGTCCACTATTCGCTTCAATCAAGACGTTGGGCGGCTTCTTCTTGAGAATCCTGCCTGAAGCTTCTTTGACTGAAACGTTTTTGGGCGACTTTCAGAAGGGCATTCGAGACTTTGACAGAGAATTTCTGGGAAGCCTCATAACAAACTTTCGGCAGTTCAAGCTGATTGACTTGTTGAACATTGAGAGCGACGTGGAACTCGCCCTGCGGCAAATACGCCGCCTGAGTCCGCAATACTGGGCCGCCGCAGGATTCAACGTAGAGTCTTTCAGAGAATTCTTCAGCGTACGTAACCTTAAGCTATATGGAGAGGCGTTCGAGGACTTGTCGGAAGCCATCGCTGGTAACGCCAACTCCGTGGGCACAATCCTGCGCAAGACCTTCATTGAGCTGGACTTCATCACAAAGGCCTCTTTGAAATACTTGGGCATAACTCGCGACACGCTTGTGGCACTGGAAGCTGGTTTCCTCGAAACATTCTTCTTGACGATTGCCGAGATAGGTAAAGGCTTGACGGGGCTGGCCGTACCCATCACAGACACCAGTCGCTTGCTATTCGACTTGTGGGCACCGTCTTTGTTTAACGTGTTCTCTTTCCTGCGTGACGTCGTAAACAGTGTGCCCAGAGCTTTTGTGGCTACCGCGAACGCCGCACTGAAAGTTGCCACAAACTTTGTGGCGATAATCGCGCAACTCGTCAGAGACTTCATTCCCCGGACCTCTCTGTCCAATATCTTTGCAGAAGCTGCGCTTGACGTTTTCTTCTTCTTTAAATCCTTCGCAATCTCCAGGCAGATAGACAAGGGCCTGGACAACATAAACTCTTTCGTAAGTTCGGCCAAATCGGCCCTGAAAGGTTTCTTCACCTTCAACCTGGGTAAAAGCATCTATGATGCGACTCTGGACGGTCTAGACAGCACGCTCCGATATGTATCTGATTTCGGAGAACGAGTGAAGGCTGTGTTCTTTGACATATATGATGCTGTTGTGGGTAACTCGTATTGGCCGGACACCATTGATGAAGTGGTGGAATACGGCAGCAACTTGTGGTCACGCGCCTCGGGCGGTCTTCTCGAGTTCAGAAACAAAACATTAACGCTGTTTTCAGAAGTTTATGACAGCATAAAAGACTTGCTGAACAGAGTGGAAATCAAGTTGCCGTCCGTCGGCCTTCCGAAAAAGTCTGCGATAGAGAGCGGTCTTTCGAAGATCTCCAGTGTGTTGGAAACCTTTGCCAACAAGATCAGACAAGTCTTCATCGACACAGGCGTAACGATACAAGACGTCATTCAAGGTGCTTTGAACTTCATAGGCAGTGCCCTTGTGTTGGGTCTGTTGCGGGGCAGCGTGACAGGGCAGCTCCGCGCGAAGGTCCTGAGCATCGCCGCCGCAATTTTCATTACAATGACGAACGAGTTCTCGAAAAAGGCATTCGGCCCCACCCTTCCTCAAATCGCTGGCGAGGCAATAGGCAGGTTTATCGGTTCTGCGATCAGTGAGTTCATTAGAGCTATTCCCCTGATCTTGGACACCGCCACCGCGTTCTTCAGCTCATTTATTCAGGGCTTGTCGGGGCAGCTACCGTTACTCGGCGGCGCGTTGCAGAGCCTGTTCGATATTGCGGGCAAGTTCTCCGCCTCAGCTCCCGGTGCCTTAGGTCTGATCGGCGCTTACTTGTTCGGGAAAGGCGCATTCATGGCGCTGCTCGGCCTGGGGGGAGAAGGCGGTAAAGCGGGAATAGTCAAGTACATCAAAGACATCGCCAAAACCGGCGGCAATATCCTGATGGGTAGAGACGGAGGCATTCTAAGCACGCACTTGTTTGGGCCACTGGGTCCCGCTCGCGTACTGTCAGGAATAGGCTTGGTGGCGGCGCAGTTCGGGGCGCTGGATACTCTGTTCATGGATTCCATCCTGATAGAGTACGCCACAAAAGGTGGCTTATTATACCTGATGCTCACCGGCGAACAAGGGCTGGGCAAGATTAAGCAGCTGTTTGTGCAGTACCTCGGCAGACCGATGCTGAGCGGCATACAGGCGGTGCTGAATAAGACAAACATCGGCACTAAATTCGCCGACGTCATATTCGGAAACGTGGGAACTTTCGGCCAAAGATTCGGTGATGTCTTCGGCGGCGCAGTGGCGGGCGTGGTGACGTCTGTCACCAGTAAAGTTCTGCCTCTCGTCACATCAGCCGGCAATTGGATCACAACATTGTTCTTGGGCACTGACCCCAAGGCGACTCTGGGTGCAATCAGAAACGTTCTCTCTGACATGCTGGTGAACTTCCGTAACTTGCCGGTCTGGAGCGCAATAGCGACGAGGTTCAGCTCCTTGTTCTCACCGTCCGCCGCAAGTGCATCTCTGGGTGTGGTGTCCGGGCTGTTCTCAAGGATGGGTGCGCTGTTCACAAGCTTCGCCACACGCGTCGGCGCTCTCGGCGGCTCCACGGGCCTCTTAGGACGGCTGTTCTTAGGTCGCTTCGGAAAGGCGGCGTTGTTGGCCACAATCATCGGCGCGTCCCTATTCGCGTCCAAGGCATTTGCCAAAGAGGACGGGGAGCAAGACGCATCCGGTGCGTTGGAAGACTCTAAAAGCGCATTTGAGAGCTTGAAAGAAGACTTCAAGAACTTCAAGGTCTCCAACCCGATGACGGGTCTCCTGGTCGAAATAGTGGGTGTTTCCATCCCGGCCATCCTTGTGGCGATGATTGCCTTCCGCCGACGCCTCGCCGCAATCCTTTCGACAGCCTTTGACGCGAGCGTATTCAGAAAATTCGCCGACGCAGCTGTCGCGTCTTCCTTCAGAGTGAAAAGAGCGTACGGCAATGCTCTCGGGTCTATCGGAGGGCTCCTCCTGGGCGGCGCTATAGGTGACGAAGGTGGCGCAATAATAGGTTCCATAATCGGCGGCGTAATCGGCGGCGGCATTGTCGAGGGCATTGCGAAAATATTCACAGGGTCTGTGGCTCTCGCCACCGTCGGTAAAGCTATTCTGGGCGGCATCGCCAAAGTCGCGGCCTTCGTGTTCAGTGTACCTGTTTTGCTGGGAGCCGCAGGTCTGGCCGGTGCGGGACTGTTGACGGTTTGGCTGTTCGGCAAAGAAGACAGCTTCACAAAGAATCTTGAGAACGCCTATAAGAATGTTCGCGAGCTCTTCAACCTTGAGCCCATCAAGCCTGAAATCGACTTGAAGACGGGGCTGTCGACCGAAATCGCAAAGGTTGCCAAAGACATCGGCGTCAAGGCCGAGTTCAGCGTGGTCGGCATTAACAAAGGCAATCTAGGAGACGGAGAGCTTGAGAAGCTAAACAGCCGACTCAGCGAATACAGTGACGTAATCAAAGAGGCCAAGAAGGAAACTGAAGAGTCTAAGAAAATATCAGAGGGGACCAACAAGCGGCTGTCCACTCTAGGGCGCGGGCTGGATAATCTCACAAAGAATCTTGCGAGAACTTCCGCATATGATCCTGAAGATTTCAGGAACGCGCTGGAAGGTTTGTCAAACCAGAAAGACAAGCTGTCCATATTCGAAAGAAGCAATAAGGCCACGAAGCAAGTCGGATTAGACATTGCTTTTGGACTGAGCAGCGTCTTGGCGAAATTCACAGCAGGTGGCGGTGATCGTCTTCAGGAGCTCCAAGGCCAGAAAAGCACCAAATATAACGCCTTCTACACTCCTCCCGAAGATTTGGAAAATGTCAGAGAGCTTTTGAAGCTAAGCACAGAGTATGCCAAGTCTGAGAAGCCAAACGACATTCTGATAAAGCAGATAAACTCGGCCAAGGCCGCTTACTTAGACGCTTTTGAAGAATTTCGAGCGGAAGAGGACCAAGGCTTCTTTTCTAAAATCGAACTGGGACCAGATTCCCCGTTTGTACAATCCCTCGGCAAAGCTGCCGATCTGCTGAAAGAACGCTTGCAGCAGGGCATTAGAGAGGGTGCCAGGCTTGTGGGCACACGAGAGCTGAATAATGAGCTCAACAATACCAAGGCAGACCTCAAGGGGTTTGGCGTCGACGTGCCTGACACCACCTTCCTTAACAATATCGATCTGGAAGAGCTCAAGACGCAGCTCAACTTCTTAAAGTTGATTGAAAACCAGCTGGCCACGAACTCGCCTACGCTCAAAGAACAAAACGCGAACCTTGCCAGTCAGCAGGAAATTATCGCCAAAACGAACAAGATTTTCGAAGAAGCTCTGAAGAACAATCCCAATCTTTCTTCAGCAGTGAGAGCAAGTATTCGCCTGGAAGACATTGATCTAGGAATCTCTCCTGAAACTGTGAAAAGATTGCCTGAGCAGATTGCCGATCAGTTTAACATCGTGTTAGACAGCATGAAAAACGGCAAGCTCGATGAGATGTTCATGCGGCTCTCTCCGTCAAAAGTGGCCCTCAACGAAATTCGCGACAGGTATCGAGCCTACAGCACTCTATTGCAGAGCGGCAACTTGGAAGCGATTGAGGAGGTCGCCACAAACTTTGGGGTGCCTTTCGATAAATTGGTCAAAGACTCCGGAGTGACGGGCCTCAAGAATGCCTTGGGACAGGTGCTGCAACTGAACGAGTCTCTCGACATCGCCAAAGTCACCAATAACGCGTCTGCGTTCGAGTTCTTCTCAGGTGCGTTGGGAAGCTACAGCAAGAGTCTGCAAGAGGCGACTCTCGACGTACAGGGTCTCATAGGCGTCATCGGCGGTGCCGCAGCCTCAGGCTTTGATGTCGATTCATTGGTGGCGTTGGATGACTCCGACCTGGGAGGACTCAGGGTCGCCGCCAGAGATCTCAAATTCATTAATGATGAAATAGCCGCTCTGGGGAAGAACTTCAAGGCCGCTGATGTGCAACGACTCCTGGGAGATAAGCTCAGGGCTTCCGCAAGAGCTGCGAAGATAACTGTCAGAGCACTCGCCGAACTTCCCAATGCAGCTGTCGAATCTTTGAAGAGCGTGGGATTCACAACGTTCGATGCGATGTCTCGTCTGGCTCAAAGTGGTATAGATGCCTTTTCAGGTCTCCGCACAGAGATTGAGATTGCGAAAATCGATCTGTCACTTATGGCGGTGGGCACTGAGGAGTTCAGGAAGCAGATTGAACTGTTGGCGAGCCTGGAGAAGAAAGAGAAGGCGTTGAGGAGCGCCACCACAGACACATTGTCGGATAAGAACAACGTTGTGGGCTCTATATTGAGCGCCGGTTTCTCTGATAGAGAGTTTGCACTACTTGACGGTAAAGTCCGCACGTTCCTGTTCGGCTTTGCGTCCAGCGCTAAAAACATTTTCGATAACCTGGCAATAGGTGCGAAAGGTGCGCTGCAGGGATCATTGGACTTGTTTAAGGTGATATCCGCCGCAGACTCGCAAACAGGCATCCTGAAGGTCGCCAAAGAGCTCGAAGTGGCGTTCGCTGACGGAGTGTTCGAAGGCATAGGCAAAGGCTTTGAGAGAGCATCGGGTAAAATAGAAAACCTCACTCTCAATCAGTTCGCCAGAGCCTCCAAGAAGGCCAGAGACCAGTTCAGAGATGACACAGAGTCCCTGGACGCGCTGGCATCCCTCGCCGAGTCGGGGCTGACGGGCAGCCAACAGGATCTACTGTTGGGCTTTGACGGCTCCAATGCAAGAGAGATTGTAAACAGCATTGCTTCTGCCGCAAACATATCGGTGAGTCAACTGTTGGCCGACGTCGCCCCCAAATCTGAAATCCAAACTCTCAGCACCACTCTCGCGGAAAATAATGAGTTGCTGAAAAAGTCTACCGAAGCGATATCCAAATCTGCGGGACTCAACCCTGATGACTTTAAAATAGATGAAGTCGGAGCCTCGGTGACCGTAGATGGCTTTGAAGCGGGAGGCCGTGACCTCAGTGGTGTGCTGAAGAAGATTGACAAGAGCAGAGTAGACACCAACAAAGCGCTGATTACGTCAGCTTTCAACGTTTTGGAGGCTGACAAGCGCGCGTTGCAAGGTGCTGCGAAGGCCGTCGGGCAATCGCTCGATTTGTCAACCCTGCGATTGGCCAGCGCCATGCAGCAGACTGAGATTAAAAATTGGGTCAACGCGCTAGTCTTGCTTGACGAGAAGTCCAAAGACTTGTCGCCTAAAGAATTCCAAATGGCGCAAATGCGTCTCAAGGCGGGCATCGACAACCTAATAAGCGACATTAATCGCTTGGCAACTGGCGCGATTAAAGCGGGGCAACAGCTCACCGAAAACATGAGAAGCTCACTTCAATCAGGCTTCTCTGACTTGCTTTCCGGCGAGAACGGCAGCCTAAACAGCTTCTTCACGTCCCTGGCGGACTCGTTCACCATGAGTGTGATCGACGCCTTTTCTCAAGGTGTCGCCGATAGATTGATTTCAGGAATGATGGAGGCACTTAACACCGCAGGGGTGGCTCAATACGACCTGGGAAATGTTGTGGGGAAGGTCATGGACGGTTTCTTCAGCCCTATCATCTCAGGGTTCAAAAGTCTGGGAGCGGCCATCCAAGGAATGTTGGCGAGCCTGGCCAGTGGGGAAAGCGGCTCGGGCTTCTTCAGCAGTCTGTTGAAAATCGGCTCTTCTTTTCTGGGAGGATCCGGGGCAGGTGTCGCCGACATGCAAAACTTCCAAGCGGGAAGGAGCATAGGTCTTGCGGCGGGTGGTTTGGTGAGAGGTCCTGGCGGACCGACAGAAGACCGCGTCCCAATCATGGGCTCAAATGGAGAGTTCATGGTCAATGCGAAAGCCACAAGAGAAAACTATGAGGTGCTCCAGGCCATAAACAGTGGTAAGGTCAAGAAGGGCGCTCTCAGTCGTCCCACTTTCTCTTCCGGCAGCCGCATGAGCGGCGAAAGAGGAAATCAAGTGATTAACTTGAACATAACAGGCGACATCAGCCGTCAAACTAAATCTGAGATCTACAAAATG